CCATTAAGTGCATTTCTTTTTAAGTATTTCAACACATTCTTTATCCCATCATCGAAACCATGCTTATACCCTTTAGTATATTCCCCTATAGTATATACCGCCATTGACAGAAAAAATAGAAGGATACCTACAGGCTTATGCCAACCGGGCAACGAGATGGAAAACGGTTTAAATGTAATTGTTAGATCTCCGACCCATAATAGGGCGATAATACATATGATTGTAAATATAATTGTTTTCATAATCATATAAGTTTTAATGCTTCCTGTAATCCTGCTTCAAGTGCTTCCTCGTAGGTATTATAACGGATAATAGGTCTGTCAGACAATCCTATCAAGTCATGTCTCGGAATTGTCAGTATATCATACGTCCAATAGTTTTCATACATATAGGATATTTCGATATGCAGGTTCTTGGTTTTACGAAGCCACTTTTGTGCAACGGATTGCGGAGGAACAGATAAATATCTATAACAATAGGGTAAAGTAGAAACATCCATAATATATTTTCTTTCATTGAATCCTTTCTCTTTCAGCAGCTCCGCTGTTTCCAATGTTACAAGTTCTTCAGTCATGGTGGTTCTCCTTTCCTTTAAAGTGTTCAATCAGTTCGTCTACGGTAGCCTTGTGAACGGTATCTATATTAACATCAATATCATTGTAAACCCAATAGGTAGAGAACTTGATTGCAGGACACAGAATCCACTTATCCCCATCGGTAAACCATTGAAACTTGTCTATATCATCCCTTAATGCAGCGATAGCTAGGAAAAGTTCCTCATTCGTTCCGCAATCAACAAGGACATCTCTTTCTTTAAGAGCATTTATATCATCATCGTACCATGAATAAACCGAAATAATTCCAAATATACAAGTAAATAGATTATGCCAACCTAAATATGGATTGCAATAATAGCCAAGTTCTTTTAATCTATTTCTAATATTATCAGTATTTTTGCGTATAAAGCACGGTGTTGTAAATCCCATAGTTATTCCTCCTTTTCAACTTTAACATATCCGTTTTCAATACACCAACACAGCATTTCGTAAGCTGCATCAATGAGTTCTTTACTTTCTGTAATATTTATCATAGACCTAGTATAAGATTCCATATACAAGCACGTATAGCTATCTGCAAGTTTTTGGATGGTCAGCACTTGATTGCCGACGAAGCAAGGCAGCTTATCGAGAATATCCTGCAAGGTGTAGATATGGTATAATCCAAGTTCTTGTAAATGCTTCATTTGCTTGAATGACAATACCTGTTTCATTTCTTTTCCTCCTCTGTTTTAATCTCTATTACTTTACCACGATTGACAAAACACTGACCTATTCCCAAATCTAGTATGGCACAATAGTTATCATCTAAAATATTACAGCATTCCCGGGATAAGGAACACTCATTACAAAATCCTTCTGATGATTCATGCAGCACTCCATCAATTATTATTCCGTTATTTACTTTCATGATTATTTTCTCCTATGCGTTTTACGGTTTTTATTCTTCTTCCTGCGTTTCGCAATCTGCTTGTTTGTACACTTATCATTTTGGGGTCGGTACTTCGTTTTAGAAGGTATGTCACACTGTTCTGAAATAGGTATATCAACGTATGAATTACAAATCTTATAATAAGGATTTTCGTTCCACGAAATTTCATTCTTCATATTTACTTCTCCTTCTTTTTGATACTTATATCAACTGATAACCTATCGGAAATTTCCTCCTTAATTACCTCTTTACATAAATTTCTTACCATAAAGAAACCATGTTGTTTTATCTCGTCAGAAACCATACAACGAATCCACCTCTCTATATCAACATCGTTCCCATAGGTGTTATGGAAGATACGTTTAACTTCCTCTTTCACAATTGGAACCATTATATCCTTTATATCCTCTTTAGTCAACTTTAATTCGTTATGGATATAGTTCTTTACTTCTCTGTATCTATATTTACTCAATCTTTTCATATCTCAATCTCCTTTCTCTTTAATTCGTTCCAGTACATCCTTGTTGGCTAAAGACGGGATGGGCATCCACATGTCACACTCGTAGTCGTTCCAATCCTCAAATTCAAATCCTCCGTCTGTCGCAACGTATGGCGATCTCCCGGTTGAAACAACGATATAGCCACTAACAATCGCTCCATTTGATACCATTCTGCAAAGGACAAGCTTATTTGGCTCAGGCAACCGTTCATTAACGCTTATCCAAGGAGATTGCTTGGATTGCCATTCGGCACCTTGTCTGAATGCCTCTTTAACTAATCTCATTTCTAAGCTATCATTGTATTGGCATTCATAACAATCTTCTGCCGCTTCCTTCGCTGCATCTTCTACTGTCTGTTTCATATCTATATCGGTTTTGTTCCTTATTGATCAATTACTTTTTTCAATTTATTAAAAGGCTTCTCTTTATCAAATCTAATCCCATCTTTGAACTCCAATATCAACTGCCAAAGCTGGTTTTGGTAAACATCACCTGCTTTATAGTCAGTCTTATAATGGCATTTCTGTGTAAGGGTTATTCCCTTAAATATATTCGTTGCATTAAGATATGTGGCTCCCCATTCTGTGAGCTCTACACTAACGGTATCATTCAAATCTATTTCTATCATAAATATTCCTTTCTTTTATTTTACATATTGCAATCTCCACACATATCCACAAGAAAATCAAATTCTTCTCGTGAGTATTCAACCCCATTAATTACGATTACCTCGTTACCATTTTCGCCAAAATAAACTCCATCATTCATTTCTGTTCAGATTTTAATATGCGTTCATACAATTTTTTAAAGCGTTCTTCCACTCATCTTCTGTTATTTGGTCCATATCATCATAAAGATAAAATCCTATAATGTGACATCCACTCTTATAGTTGTTTTCAATATATTCGTAAAGAAAATATCGATATTCTTTATCAAACATCTCTTGAGGGGTTAGTTGGAATACCCTCTTCCCTTTCTTATACCATCTGTAAGGCACTTCTTTTTTAAAACATTTTACCAAAATATTCATTTTCTGCCGTTTATGTACTTTTACACATTGAACAAAATCTAAACCTTTTGCAATCCACAGCATTCCTGTGATATCTATCTGCGCATGCAGCAAAGAAAGTGCAGTTATGACAATCTCTTTTAAATTTTTTCTTTTTCTTTACTTTAGGATATTTCATTTCTATATCGTATTACGTTAATTGATTTAAAATTTCTCTTCGAATAATTTCCCTTGCGCTAAATCTGAATAACCCTTTTTTTTGCTCATGAAAATCCGCAATAGGTATTTCGTTTATATAGTAATAGAAAGCTTCGTAACCGTCTGCAAAGTTGCGAGCAAGAAACCCATTAGGGTGAGTGTTCATATATCTTTCAACGGCTATTATCATTCTTTGAGCATAACCGGGAAACATCTTAAACTCTAATTGCATCTGCTTGTAATTGCAGAGAGGACAGCCGACACAACCGTGACGGCTCAAATTATATGGAGCGTCATAATACTTTGAATATGGTAATCCGTATTTTCGAATATAGCTCCAAACATCTTCTTCTGTCCATGTGAGGATAGGAAGAATATGCTTTGCGCCTTTCATCCATTTTCTTGTATCACACTGCTCCGGCTCATAATCTTTTCGATTTCTACTTTCGGCAGCTCTCATTCCTTCAATACTACGTTTGCCGATACCATATCTTTCTTTCAGTCTTTCACAACAGAATCGTCGGAGCCGTGAAGGAAGTCCTTTTTCTTCAACTAACTGAAAGAATGACTTTTCAGGGTGTATTATCCTCACTTGCGGATAGTGTCTCTTTATAAAGCTAATCGTGCCCGGTGGATCTACTGTGGTGTTAGCGTAGATCGCATTATACTTAATGCCTGCACGTTCAGCAAGGTCAAGTATAACTACACTATCCTTACCTCCGGAGAATCCGAGTGATAGCAGATCGTCACGTTCCATACTGCGAAGGAAGTCTATTGCTTGCTGCTCTTTCTTGTTCATTTCTATCTCGATTTGAATTTCTTGTTTATTTCTTTTTCAGCAGCTCTGGCCCCTTTCTTGAAACCCTCTACAAAGCTGTCAAAACAGGCTCTATGGATTTCTAAAGTGCATCTTTGCATAAGTGGGCAAATCGAGCATTTTTGGCTAAGCCCTGCGGACTTCTTGGCTATTTTCGTTACGTTTTTCATTGGATTTTTAAATTAATTATTACGATTTCTTTCCGCTGCGACTTCACTCATACACATCTTGCACCAGGAGGTGAGACATCGGTATTCCTTATCCCCACATCTGACAGTCCTGTTATAAAACCGGTGGAGCGGAAGGGAACGTCCGCAATGCGGACAAACCTTTCTTCCGGCTTCCGTACCGGCAACCGTCTTGGCTTTACGGTGTACAAGCGTACATCCCCTGCATTCATCCAGTCTGCCTTTGTACTTCCGGCATTTGTGCAGGGAGATGCGCCCGCATGGAGCGAATTTCTCGCAGTCGAATCTAGGTTCTGTATGATAGATGTTCATACGGCACTGTCCATCAAATCAAACAATGTGGGTGCGCTAACTTCCATCTCCGCCTCATACAGATATGAAAGACTGTCTTTCCAATAGTCATAATTTAGTTCAGTAGATAATCCCTTACGTTTCAGTCTGATGGCACAATAAGGTACTGTGCCGATACCTCCGAAGGGGTCAAACACCAACTCACCCTTGTTTGAATACCGTTCAATCAGTCTTTCAACGATATCGAGCTGTAAAGGGCAGATGTGGTTCTGCCGTTTCTTCTGTGACTGCTTGGTATTGAGCGTGCGCATACGGGTGACATCATCCCATATCCAATCTTTCTTGCTTACAGGGTCAACGGCCATAAATGTTTTAGGCAGCTTTCCGTATATTTCCAATTCTTCAGCGAATGATACATGTTCCTCGTAGTTATATATATGTTCACGTTCGTAGTTCCTGAACAGATGGCGTATCTTATCTATTCCGGCTCCTTTCATGTCCTCATAGCTCAATAGAGAGTTACCAGAAGATTTCCAACTTGCATGGGCATCTATCTGCCAACGGGCAAGCGAGTATTCACTCTTATTCTTTGTCACCGGCAAATCAGCATAGGCTCGTGAGGTATCAGAAGGCAACTTTCGGAAGAGAAGAACATATTCCGGGCAACCGATACCCATCTTTGAACCGTCCTTGCACATCTCTGTATATCCAAGCCGATAAGTCTGGTTGTTCTCCCTCACCACATCCGTATCCACTGTAATACGCCCCATGTAGCGGAACCCGTGCTTCAGATAATGGAACACTGTCATTTCGCTGAACGGGTCGATGGTGGGCATACCGTCACCCGTAGCGTTGCCGAACAGTACACGGTCCTTTACATGGATGCAGGCCAACCGGCCGGGCTTTAAAATACGCATAAGCTCCGGGGTGAGATAGTCCATCTGCTCAAAGAACTTGCCGTTGTCTTCATTATGCCCGAAATCATTATAGGTAGGCGTATATTCGTAGTGGTTGGAGAACGGGATACTGGTTACAATCAGGTCTACCGAATTATCTTCCATCTTCTGACATTCAAGTACATTGTCATTATTGATAGCTTTCCACAGTTTGCCGGACTTCTCTTCCCGACTGGCGAACATCCAGCGCATCATCTTTTCCTCTACCTGTAAACCGAACAAACCGTTCTTGCGGACTATATTGGTCATTCTGGCTACCATCTGGCGGTGTTGCGCCCACTTCTGCATGAAACTCTTGTATATCTCTCCCTCACTTTCTGCATAGACCAGATAGAGGTCAACCGGATGCTGCTGCATGAAACGGTAGATACGGGCTATCGCCTGGAACTTGTCATTAAAACGGTAGTCGATGAACATGATTGCCTTGTGGCAGTGGTACTGGAAGTTCAGACCCTCACCCAGCATCTCCGGTTTTGCGGCCAGATACTTCAGACGGCCGTCCTTGAAATCTGCTATTACCTTATCCGCTTCCTTATCATCTTGCGAGCCATACACAGCCTTACATCCGGGAATTGCCTTGCAGAGTGCCTCACGTTCAGCCTCCAAGTCGTGCCATAAAAGGAAATGGTCATCCTTGTTTTCCGGGCGATTGATTATCTCCACCACACGGGCAATCTTTTCCTGCATGTTGTCCCGGCGTTCCTTTGCAGCATCAGCCAGACCGAGAGCAGCCTCACGGAACATTTTCACCTGCCCGTCACGGTCGGCTCCGGCAGTGGAATTATCCACACTCACGACTTCTTCATGTACCCGTAACTCTGGTAACTCATATCCTGTATCGGGATAACCTAAATCAGACGGTTTGGTGAGGAACAACGCCCATGTACTTACCCATAACCAGAATTCCTTCTCCTTGTGGGGATAGAGGGTAAGATTGTTCGCCTTCGTGCTGTCACGCTGGAAGAACCTTGTAAGTGCCTGCCCGGTATCCATCACTCCAAGGTAGCCGGCATAGTGTATCAGCTCCTTGTATCTGTTGGGTGACGGTGTGGCTGTTGCGACAAACCTGTACGGAACTTCTGCAAACAGAGGAAGAAACTCCTGATAGGTCTTGGTTCCGAATCCACGTAACACGCTCGCTTCATCCAATGAAGTAACGGTAAAGTAGGAAGGTTCTATTCTTATTCCGTCCTCGCCGTCACGGACACGTTCATAGTTTGTCACCATGATATTGGTCGGACATTGCTTCACCTCCTGCATAGTACGTACATAGGTCACTTTCATACCCAGATGCTTTTCGGCCTGTGTCAGGAACTCCACTACTACACGCTTGGGGCAAACTATCAACCCTTTGCCTCCTGTGCGGTTCAGGATCACCCGCAGTATCTCCAACTGGGTTACGGTTTTCTGCATACCGAAGCTGGAGAATATCGCCCTGCAACTGCCGGAAATAGCCCAACGTACTGTATCTTTCACATGAGGGTATAAATACGGGGAAATTTCTTCCGGTCTGACTTCAAACCCAGTCTGATGGCTGATTGCCATCTTGTCTTTCAAAAATTCTATATAATCTTTCATTATGCTATTCTTTTGTTGATTTCTCCTTTCTAAACAGGTGGCTGAACACATTATCCAAATCCAAGTCTAGATTCAGTTTGGACGGGAAAGATTTAATGTATTCGTACATCTTATAAGCGAGGTT